TTCTGGCACAATTTCATTATATGGAATTTCATAAATTAAGGAGGAAAACATGGCAAGACATCATTTAATCAATGGAGTAAAAGTAAACTTTACAGCAGAAGAAGAAACGGCTGCTGATAATGCTGAAACAGCTTGGAATAATAAAGCATTAGATAGAGCATTGGCGGCAATGAGATCAAGAAGAAATAGTCTTTTAAGTGCTACAGATTATTATGCTTTATCAGATGTAACTATGTCTGATAATATGAAAACATACAGACAAGATTTAAGAGACTTACCAGATGGTTTAGATACTGTTGATAAAGTAAATAATAAAACTTATCCAACAAAACCATAAATTCAAACACAAACAGTTAAGAGGGGTACACTATGAAGGTGCTACTAATTATGATTATATGTAGCGCAGTTCAAGGAGATTGTTTAGCTCCACATCAAATGCCAACTGCTTATAACAGCTACTATGATTGCTTACAAGCTGGTTATAAAGAGGCAATAAAAAAACAAACTGAAATAGGAAAAGCGGATACTAATGAACATAAGATATTCATTAGGTTCACTTGCAAGAGTAGTTATGAAACATAAAAAAAGAAAATCACAAATTTCAAATGTTGAAGATCATAATGGAATAAGAATATCCTACCACGAAAAGGTTTGTGCAGAGAGGATGAAAACTTTATTTAAAGCAATAGACGAAATGAAGAAAGATATTAAAAGTTTAAAAACCTCAATGGATAGAGGAAAAGGTGCTGCCGCAATAATAATTTTTGTTGGAGGCTTACTTGGCTCAATCTTCTACTTCTTTACGAAATAGAATTACAGCTGCTAAAGGTTTATCTAATGAACTATTAGCTGCTGCTAAATTTGCAAAAGATCCAAACTTAATTGTCTTTAAACCAATAGGAGCTGGTCCAGTAGATATATTAACTTTGAATATAAAAACGGGGGAGTATTTAGCTTATGATGTCAAAACAAGAAACTACCGCAAAGATGGGTCTAAGATTAATAGACCAAAAACTGGGGAACAAAAAAGACTAGGTGTTAAAATTATTAATTTTAACCCACAAAAGGATTGAAGAATTATGGCAGATTATACTGAACTCAAAGACAGCATTAAAGAACACGAAGGGTTTGTCGATCATATTTACAGGGATAGCTTGGGTATTTTTACTATTTTTTGGGGTCATATGGTTTTGGATACCGATGATTATGTTGAAGGTGTTAATTATTCCATTGAAGATGCTGAGAGGTGTTTTAATAAAGATTTTAATATTGCTTTACAGAGTGCTGAGAAATTAATTGGCGATATAGAAGTTAATCATATTCAAAAATGCGTAATCATTGAATGCGTGTATCAACTTGGTGGACCAAGGTTTTCAAAATTTAAAAAGTTTTGGCAAGCTATGAGAGATGGCGATATGGAAAAAGCTGCCGATGAAATGATAGATAGTAGATGGCATAAGCAAACACCTGGTAGGTGTGAGAAGTCTGCTGCTAAAATAAGGAGTTCAAATAAATAATATGTGGTTAAGTGCAATTAAATTAGCGTTGAATGCTGGAACGCATATATACAAAAAGAAACAAGAAACTAAAATGGCTATGGCTGATGCACAGCACATGGCGGCTACTAAGATGGCTCGTGGGGAAACTGCGTATCAAGGCAAATTATTAGAAGCTAGACAATCAGATTACAAGGATGAGGCAATTTTAATTATACTCACATTGCCAATCCTAGTTTTGGCATATGGTGTATTTTCTGATGACCCAGCAGCATCTGCAAAAATTCAAGAGTTCTTTGAACAGTTCCAACAGCTCCCGTCATGGTTTACTAATTTGTGGATTCTTGTCGTAGCGAGTGTCTATGGCATAAAGGGAACTCAAATATTTAAAGGTAAAAAATGACAGTAACTAAATCAGACTTTGATCCTAAATGTTTTGGTTCACAATACCAAGATCCACCAGATACTTTACACTTTCAGTTTGATGGTGTGAGATGCGATAACTATGTTTATCGTTATGTATTGGTAGATAAGTTTAGACCCAACAAAATAGATTCAAGAAGTAAAAAGACAGAAGAAGAACAAGGTAAGTCTGGCAAAGAAATAGCTAATGGTTATTTACCTTTAGTTTTAAAACAAGAAACTAAACCAGGGTTAATAGATAAGATTAAAAAGATTTTTTCTAATGGCTAAGAAGAAACCTTTATTTGGTGTAAGCAATTACATTAAAGAAAAACCTAGAAAAAGACCAGGTAGGCACAGCAAATCTCCTAATAAAAAATCTACAAAAAAAAAATATAGGGGTCAAGGAAGATGAAGATTAACGATAACACAAATATTTCTCTCCCAGTTCGTAACCTTTTAGCATTATTGGCAGCCACGGCTTTTGGCATATTCGCTTACACCGAGATTACGGCTAGGTTAGTAAGTCTTGAAAACTCCAGACATATTATGGAGGCAGATTTAATTACTAAATCAGATCAAAAAATTGTGGATCAAGAACAATTTCTAATTCTGGAAATGTTAAGTACATCTCAGGATAATACAGACGATGAAATGCAGAGTATGAGAAATAATAATGTGAACCTTAAGAGAGCTATGAAAGATATTGAAGAAATGAAAAAGACGATTGAAATTCTTAAAGATAAAATAAGAGATAACGGGAGCCATTAATGGAGCAAGTAGTCATCGCTTTATTAATGATGATAAATTCAGAAATTAAAGAAGCAAGAATACAAAACTCATTAAGCGATTGCCTTAAAGGGAAGCGTTACGCTATGCGTGAGTTAGACAGTAAATCAAAAGTTTCTTATCAATGTATAAAATCTTTGGCTGAACTTGAAACTAATATTGACGGCTCAATATCAATTAAAAAACTAATAATGGAATAACAAAATGATTGACAGATTTTTATTAAAATTTTTTGGTGGAATGGATTGGATCTCAGAGAAGATAGATAGCTTATTATTTGCGCCAAAATGCAAATGTAAGAAAAAGAAAAAAAATGAAAAGGGTTAAGATTATAAGTTATATAGTTATAATTTTAGCTTGGATATTTTTAATTACAGCTACTACTGCTGCATTTGCTACTACTCAATCAAACGTAAGTGGCTCCAATACACAAATTGAAGGTAACTACAGCGGAGGAGCAACTACCTATGAAAGTGGATCTTCATCATCAACCACATCCACAACAAACTCAACTTCAAACATAAGATCTGCACCACCTACAAGTTCAGCTCCAGGTATGAACACATCTAATAATTGCGCTATGGCTTTATCAGGTGGGGTACAAACTTTTTCTATTGGAGTATCTGGTGGCAAGCACGTTATTGATAAGACTTGCGAACTAATTGTTTTATCAAGAACACTTAATTCTTTTGGTATGAAAGTAGCTGCTATTAGTTTGCTTTGCCAAGATGAAAGAATATTTAAAGCAATGGCGGTTAGTGGCACACCATGTCCAGCGTTAGATGACAATATGGTTTCTAAAATTGGAAAAGATGCAAAGAAATTATTAGCTGAAAAATATAATTATGAAATGCCTACCTATGAAAAATGGGTAGAAATGGAAAAGAAAAGAATTAAAGCAGAAAAAAAAATAATTAAAGCAGAAAACAAAAAAATAATTTTACCTAAGAAGAAACCAATTAAAATGGAGAACCCTCCTAGATGATTTGGTTATTAATATTTATAGGAGTAATGGCTTATGCGGTTTATCGTATCAATACTTTTGCTGATAATATCAATCCATACAATTTCAGCAGAAGAGATAACGACAGATAACTTATTAACTAACGGCAACTTTGAAACTGGTAATGCTAATGGTTGGACTACAAGTGGAGATGTTCAAGTATTAAATGATTGTTGCGAGCTAAACAATGTAACCAGTAATTATGATTTAGAGTTTGGCGATAGCGGATCTATATCCCAAGATGTAAATTTAACTACTAATACTATTACCCAAGATATGTTGGATAATGGAATTACTCTTACCCAAGTAACTGAAGTTCAAAACGGAGAATGCGGAGTAAGTGGATGCTGGGGAGGTACTGGCAATGCAGATAGTTTTACAATTAATCTTAATATAAAGAATAGTTCTGGCACAGTTATTGCAACCATGACAACTGTAAGAACAGATGTAACGGGTATTAATGGAGCCAATTTTACAGATACACTTATTTATACTGGTACTGGTTCAAATGTAGGAAACACTATTATTTCTGGAACAGATGCTAATGCTCCAGCTACTCTTGGTGGACCCAACTTAGACAATATTTCTTTAAAGATGACGTATAATAATGTTGTTTTAGAAGTTGAAACACAAGAGGCTTTAAAAGAATTTGAAGAAACAATTTTATTTGAAGAAGAAGAAAGTTTTTTTACTGAAGAGTTTGTTGAATTATTTACTGAAGAAATACAAACTATAGCAGCATCTTCATTACCCGCAGAAGAAAAAGCGGTAGAGATAACGGCTGCTATCATAGAGTTTGAAGAAAAGACAGAAACAAAAGTAACCAAAGCTGAAATCCAAACTACTGCTTTATTACCTCCACCAACAATGATGGAGGAAAAAGAAGAAGAGAAACCAGCAGAGATAGCAATGGCTATTATGGAAGAAACTCAAGAAGAGGAATCTCCAGAACCTAAAGAAGAAGTAATAGAAGAAACTGAAAATGCACAAGAAGAAGAAAAAACTGAGAGCAAATCAGAAGTTAAAACAGAAGAAAAACAGAAACCGAAAAAGCAAGAAAAGTCGAAGAAAGTAAAAAATAAAGAAACTAAGTCAAAGAATACTAAAGTTGCAAAATTAGAAGAAACTATGGATAAGGTAGATAAGGTAGTTAAAGATACTGCTAAAAACCTTGAAGTAAAAAATATTATAAAACTAGATGCTATGCAAGGCGATATGGTTTTAGCTGAGTATATGAACCAAAAGTTTTATAAGAGTAAAGATATATATTTAAACCAGGTTATAATGTTTGATAATAGAAACATTTATAACAATGTTAGTTTGGCAACTTACATTAGTAATGATCCAATAAACATTAAAGAAAGTATCTTACAAGACATTAACATACAAAAACAAAAACTATTAATGGAGATAGAGGTATTAAGAAATGGATAGCATAAAGAAAAACTTAACTAACATAGTTGTTATCATTGGTTTAATTGGTTCCATTGGAGCTGGCTTTTCAAAGTTTGCAAAGATGGAAAGTACGATTGAGCAATTATCAAATCAAACTACTATAGATTATTCTTCTCAAATAGCTGTACTTGAAGAAAAAGTTGCAGCATTAGAAAGTAAAAAATCTGTAGATGTATCTGGTATAGATACTAGATCTAAGATTAATGAGAAATCTATTAAGTTACTTGAATTAAAAATTGAAGAAATAAAAGCTGCTGCAAATCCACTTGGCGGTTAAATGCCTAAAAAACTTTGGAAGAAACCAACTGTAATAGTAATGGATATAGGTAAGTGCCGTTATTGTTTAGCTGAGATGAATAACCAAGAAAGTTTTGTAGTTTTTTTAGATAAAACTAAAGCTCATTATCAATGTATGAAAGATGATGATGAGCAAAGAGCTTTAGATAAAACTTACGAATAATTACAAGAGTTTTGTTAGAGTGTATGATGGGTCAACTAGACACCACCCAATAAAATAAGCGTTATTTTATAGGCATAATTGTCAACTAAAATTATACAATTTAAGAAAGAAAGTGTTATATAACAATAACAATTTAACGGAATGGCGTTAGGTTCAAATCCTGCCGCCCCGACCATTTAAGCGTTGGTAATCAATGCTTATTTTTTTTCTTAGAGTGAAACTGAGAGTGAATTATTAAAGAGGGGAATTAATTTTCCCCTCCTTTTTTTTTGCGTGTTATAAACCTTTGCCAAAAGTATTTTCGTATGACAATTCTTTTTCTAACTTAGGAAGCATTGGTCTATATCTTGCTTGTAGCTTTCTTTCTTCTTCTATATTCTTATCTACTTTAGCAAAATGCTTTAATATCATGTTATGATATTGTTTATTAACTTTATCCAACACCTCTTCTGGATTACTTTTAAAGATTAAATTAATGTCATAACCTTCCTTTTTTAAAAGTAAAAATAGCTTATCCGATGCAATACCATTTTGTGTTTTCTCTACCTTCTGTATTTGTTGGAAGGTGCAACCAATGGCTTTTGCGTGTTGTGTTTGGTTCTTTCGTCTTGGCAATTTACATTGCGTACCATTACCATTATCTACAACTTTATCTAAGAACCTAAATGCAAAGAGAAACTTTGCAATTCTTCCTTTTTCATGTAGCGCATCCATGTTTATCCTTTTATTAAATTGTTAATGGCAGCTTTTCTTTTTGGTCTATTCATATCCAAATCTCTCTGATACCATCTTCCAAAAGTATTTAAGTTTAACCAGCCATACCTATCCATAAATTGTTTATCGGTTAGGAATTGCTGATCTCTTACTAGAGAGGAGTTGAATTTTCTAAATACAGAGAAACCACCTTGCCATTTAATGCCAAGTCTTTTGGTTACCCTGGTTAATCTTTTATAAACTCTGTCTTTGGTTAAATTATCAAATACTCTTCTGTGATCTTTTACTTTAGTTATAAATCTTGATTTTATATAAATCTTAAATAGGTTTAATAATTCATCTGATATTTCTACTCTTCTTCTTGATGTTCTTGTCTTTAAAAAGTTAGCTCTAAAGTTAGACCAACGATCCAATGAGTGTCTAAAGAATACAGTACCTTCATTATAATCAATATCATCTTCACAAATGGCTACTGCCTCATTGGTTCTACAACCCGTTTCAGCACCCAATCTATATAAACATTTATCTCTTAAATTCTTTTCGCTTTCTATAAGTTTAACCACATCGGCATAAGAGGGTAGGATAATGTCTTTAGGTGTATCGCCAAATGTATTTTTATTAAATTCAAAATCTAATATATCTAAGTCAACTTTCCATTTATGTTTCTTGCAAAACTTTAAAAACTTCTTAAATTCGCCAACGCATTCCTTAACTACCTTTTTACCTATAATTTTAGTAGATCTACCACCCTCGCTATCAAATATGTATTTCTTGGAACGTAGGAGCTTTTTAAGGGTATATCCCTCAAAATCTGATGCGAGGTACTGGTGTAGGTACATTTTATTAATATACGGCTGGATATGATGCCTAATATAGCCAGATTGTACTCTA